ACAATCTGTGTGGAAGAGAGTGATAAACCGTCAAACAACTAAACTTAAACTCTTGATTGGAGAATAATTATGGCATTTGGTGATGCTTCCTCTCCCGTCCGCTTTGGTAAAGGACAATCGTCTCCAGTAGACAATCGTTCACTTTATCTTGATTTGTTTGGTGGCGAGATTATTACCGCGTTTGATAACGCAACAGTAACTCTCGACAAGCACACAATTAAGTCACTTAGCGGCGGCGCAAAGTCTTACCGGTTTCCAAAAACATGGAAAGCGGAAGCAGAATATCATACACCCGGCACCGAATTGTTGGGCAATGATTTCACAACTGGTGAACTAACTATCAACGTAGATGACATCCTTGTATCGCACTATGCGATTGCTGATCTGGATCGCATCTTGTCACACTTCGATATGCGTAGCATCATTTCAAAAGAAATGGGTACAGCATTGGCTAAAGTGTTCGATAAGAACGTATTCAGGCAGTTAATCCTCGCAGCCCGTGATGCTGGATCTTCTCCGTTTCCTGGTGGTGAGTCAGTCGTTGATGCATCCTTGGCGGCAACCGGTGGTGTCTATAATGGCATCGATTGGATTGACGCTATCCGTGACGCAAACATCCGTCTGTTCAACAAAGATGTACCAGAAGATATGCCGCGTTACCTTGCGGTTACTACTGAAGTCTTTGACGCAATTAAATATGCGAAGGACAGCAATGGTCAGTACTTAGTACTAAACCGTGATTTCCAAGCTGACGTTGCCGGTGGTATTTCAAGCCGTGCAGAGTCCATCAAAATTGATGGCGTAACAATCGTCAAATCACGCAACATCCCTGCAATCGATGAGTCAGCCGCAACCGGCGTGTACTCAAAGTATCGTGCAGATTTCTCTAACACAGTTGGTGTTATGTGGTGTCCACAAGCGGTAGCAACCGTAAAATTAATGGACATCTCAATGGAAAACGAAAGAGATGTGAGGCGACTTGAGGATTTCATGGTGGCAAAAATGTTTGTCGGCCATGGTACTATGCGCCCAGAAATGGCTATCGAATTCAAGACAGCCTAATTTATCGGGAGGGTCACACAACGTGGCTCTCCCTTTTTTTTACAGGAGTAACTGATGCTTACGAAACTTGAAGCCGTCAATGTTGTTCTTGATGCTATTGGTGAATCGCCTGTATCTAGCCTGACATCTGGTCTGCCTGATGCTGAAGCTGCGGAGTCAAAACTGGACGAAGTGCGGGTTGAGATTTTATCCCGTGGTTGGCATCAGAACATCGAAAAAGACGTTAAGCTAAAGCGAGACGCGAACAACGAAATCTTACTATCTAATATTTATCTTCGCGTAGATAGCGTGGGTGTAGATCAGAATAAAAATGTTGTGCAACGCTACTCAAACGGTAAGCGAAAACTGTTTGATATCAAAGAGCGTACATACAAATTCACTAGAGATTTAGTGGTTGATATTATTATTGATATCCCATTCGAAGAATTAACAATCGAACTACAGAACTACATCGCCGCTAGAGCAGCGCGTAAATTCCAAGAGTCCTCATTAGGCTCATCATCACTCGACTCATTTACAGTTCGTGGAGAAGCTGAAGCATGGGCGGGTCTACAAGATGCTGAAGCGGAGAATGAAGACAACAATATCATCAAATCGAGTCCTCATGTGTCGTATGCCACATACCGATTTAATCCAAGCTGGGGGAGATAACTCATGGGTAAACTGGTCGAGCAGTCTATTAAGACGATGTATCAGGGGGTTTCTAGACAGCCTGATCCCGTGCGTCTGCCCGGTCAGGTTGAAGAGGCAGATAACATTCTAGTTTCTATTGTTACTGGTGGTATCGAAAATCGTCCGGCAACCCGACACATCACGGATATTACATTTGTTGGTGAAACAGATACACCAGCTATCTATGCATATTCTAGAGATGCTATTGAACGCTACATGGTCATCATCAATGACAATGACCTGAAAGTGTTTGACCTAGACGGTGTACAGCAAACAGTCAACTTTCCTGACGGAAAGACTTATCTGTCATCTACAAATGAGAAAGATGATTTTAGTTTTGTAACTATTGCTGATTATACCATCATTGCGAATGGAACGGTTTCTACAGCAATGTTGCCTAACAACTACACACAATCGCCTAGAGCGTTGGTTAATTGTAGAACCACAAACTCTAACACAACTTATAAGATTGATATCTCTCTAGACGATGGTGTCACTTTTACTAACTATTACAGCAACACGCTCACAACAGCGCAATCCAACACACAGTTAGCCGACCATGTGGATGCTAACTTGTCACTGCCCGCTGGGTTCACAAAATCACGACTAGGTGAAACTATTATTATCACCGGTAACGCAGATTTTAGAATAAGACATTCAGGGTCTGATGCTACTTATGGTTTCTGGACAATGACAGACACCACACCGCAACGTGAGTATCTACCATCGCAAGCACCAGACGGATATTTCATCCGTGTCGGTCAGAACATTGATGGTGACCAGTTTGGTTATTGGGCTGAGTACAGTGCGGATGAAGGCGGCTGGATCGAAAGTGTTAATCCATATGAGGAAAATGCGTTTGATGTAAGTGCAATGCCTCACTTCTTAATTCGTGAAGCAGATGGTTCATTTACATTTCGTGAAGGTGACTATCCCGACCGGATATCTGGCGACAATGATATTGTGAAGCCACCAGACTTTGTAGGGAACAAAGTTAGTGCGCTTGCTTTCCACCGTAACCGATTGGCTTTTGTATCAGGTGAGAGTGTTTATTTTAGTCAGTCTGGTAAGTATTTTACCTTCTGGCCTGACTTCAGTACACAGTCACTGGACTCTGATGCTTTTGGTCTAACGGCTTCTTCTGAGTCCGTTAACAACCTACGTCACGCTGTTGGCTTCCGTAAAGCCCTCTTCCTGACATCTAACAAAGCACAGTTTGAAGTTGCTGGTACTCAAATCCTAACACCTAAAACTGCAACAGTTGACCTTGCAACGTCATATCTAACAGAGGAAAAATGTAGACCTATTACGCTAGGTAACAAGCTGTACTTCGCGGCTAAATCTGGTCGTGATGCTATTGTCTTTGAGTATACTTACTCTGATGAACAAGTGTCTAACGTAGCATCTGACATTACGCTCCACGCGCTGGGATACATCCCCGCTCCTATCGAGCGGATGGCTGGTGACCCGACTAACGATATGCTCATGATTTTGACTGAAGAAGAACCTAACGCACTCTATATCTATAAGATGTATGAGGACGGCGGGGCTAAAGCACAGTCAGCGTGGGCGCGTTGGACATACGGAACTGGCACTAAAATTAAATGGATGGAAGTAATTGATGGCGAACTATACATGGTACTGTCGAGAAACGGTACAGTCTTCTTCGAGAAAACTTTCCTACGTTACGAGTTATCCGATGACAAACATCCGTACCAAATCGCGATGGACAGACAAGTCAACCTTACAGGTGTATATGACGCAGCCACAAATCTCACAACATGGACAACACCATATAACCATCAAGACGCGTCCAGCATCGTTCTTTCGACAGACTTTCCGGCTGGTCAGGTTGGTGAAGTTATTAATGTTGCCTACCCAACCAGTACGACAATCACGGCGGTGGGCAACTACAATGCGGGTGACGCATTAATAGGTGAGACGTTTACATCATCTGTAATTCTATCAAACCTATATCCGCGTGATCCAAACAACTTGAGGATCGCTATTACATCTGGACGTTTCCAGCTTCGTAACATCGCGTTTAACTTCAAGACTACAGGTTTCTTCAAAGTTGAGATTACACCTGAATTCCGTAATCCTATCACGTTCCAGTTTACTGGTCGTGTGGTTGGTAGTGGTACATCAAAGGTTGGTGTTGCACCTGTCGAGGAACTAGGTCAATTCAGAGTACCTGTCAGGGCTAACGCCTCGAAGGTACAGATACGTCTTTTCAATGACACTGAGAAACCATTCAACATCACGTCCATCGACTATGTGGGCTATTTCAACGAAATCACCAGACAGGGGTAATTCATATGTGTATGACAATGATCGCGCAATTAGCAATCACCGCTGTTGGTGCTATGGCGGCACAACAGCAAGCTAAGAAAGCGGCAAACGCGGCGGCTGATAACGCAAGGTCACAGTATGCGGCGGCTGAAGCAAACACTAAAGCTAAGTATGCTGAGACAAACCGTAAGATTGCTGAGTCACAAATAGATGCAATGGACGAGAAGTCTGACAAGATCAGAGAAGCTAACTACGCGATGGGAACATTTCGTGCCGCTGAGACTGCCTTGTCAGATTCATCTCTAGGTACTATCGCATTCGAACAGATGTACGGTGACAGTCTTGATGCAGTTCGTATGGATCGCAATCAGCAACGTATGTTCTGGGCGTTGGAGTCTGAGAAGACCGGCGCAGAGATTAACTACATCAACCAGACAACCGTAGCTAAGAACGAAGCTGGCAATCAGATACGTCAAGCTAATGCTAATGCATCGGCGGCGTTCATGGGGGCTATCGGTAGTGGTCTGAAGATCGGTGCGGGTTATCAACACAATCAAGCGATGCTTGCACAAACAGCGAAAGCATAAGGAGCGGTTATGGCTAGACGATCAAATAACATATTAGCGCAAACCAACGCCCCAGGTCAGGTTGCTTCCACCACAAAAGTGCAAAACTTCCAACACGTTCAGGTCGATAAGGTTGCTACTCGCGAGGGGATGAACCCGTTTGCTGGTGATCTCACTAGCGCATTCAACAATTTCTTTGGACAAGTGTCTGATGCTCTTGGAACAATGCAAGAAACCGAATTCAAGCAAGATATGGTTGATGCTAAACGTGAGTCAGTTCGCCGCCGTACTATCGGGGCTAATGAGGCTTTGGATATGCAGAAGTCCGGTGAATACGGTATGAATGCTAAAAACGCGCTCGATGCTTCAGAGAGTGAATTTAAAGGGCAATACGGTTACAATCAAGCCTTCCAAGAAGCGTATGGTAACGCAATTGCTTCTGACCTAAGTAGTGAGTTTCAGATACAATCAGCCAACGTCAGTAACGAAGGTTTCGAAGATTGGGCTGAAGATTGGTGGGAGAAAAAGTTTGACACAGGTACAGGCTCAGAGATTGCTGACCTAACTGTACAATCAGCTTTCAATAAGACCTTTCAACAGGTTCGTGTACAAAAAGCGTTCAAAGGTATTGAGGAGCAACGTGAAGCCGCACTAGAAGCAGCGGGCAATTCTGCGATGACTTATGTCGGACAGCCGGGCGGTTGGGGCTACTCTGAATTCAACAAACTATTCGATCAGGTTCAAGGCATTAACCCTACGATATCCCCGGGTAAGGCGCGGGCTGCAACGCTCGATTTACTGGCGGCGGCATCAGTAGCTAAAGGTCAGAACGGCATACATAACTTTTTGTCATTCCTTGATGCTACAGATGTTAGTGGCGCGGCGGGTCAACCTACTGGTGTAACCGCACCATCTTTATCAGAGCGTTTCCCTATGGATATCGCCCAGCTACGTCAGTCTGTATATCAGAAGCAACAGGCGTTTGTAACTGCCGGTGGTCAACAAGCTGTTGCACAGTTCTCAACAAAGCTGTCTGCGGTTATTACTGAGACAGATGGTGACACCGCAGCTCGTACAGTAAAGCTGATGGGGCTTCAAGCTGATCTAGGGAAGCTGGCAAACACGCCGGGCGTTAACATGACAATGCTGGCAGAAGCTAAAAGTCAGCTTAATGATCAAGTGACAACCACCCGTGATCTTGCTACCGGCTATGCCCAATTAGAACTTCTAGCCGATACCGGTCAGCTACACCCCGCCTTGAATGAAGAAGAAGCAAAGAAATTACTACCAGAGATGCTTGGGGAGATGAAATATAATTTCCTAATCAACGGTGACCCTAATGCTGGTGCAGCGGCTGGTAGAGTTATAGATGCTTATTATAAAAGATTTGGCGACCTTCCAGACGATGTAGTGCAGATGGTGGTGGCTGGTCTACAGTCACCTGAGAAGTCACAACAGGCTAATGCAATTAACGTACTGCGTAACATCGGTGGTGGTGACTACCAGATTGTCAACCAAGCTATGGGGGATGAATTTGGTAAGTTAGGTCTTATTACAGCTAGTCGTGACGGTTCTATAGATTTTGAGTTAGTTCAAACAAATAACCCTGAAATCGTGGATACGCGTAAGTTTGTTCGTGAGACTGGCATCGATTCATTCATCGTTGAGGATTATGAAACGCTAAAGAAAGAAGAAAGACAGCCAAAGGTAGACGAATTCTTCAACAGTGTGTCTGAGCAAATTGAAGAGAATATGAACAAAGATGATGGTTTCATGTTCTTTGGAAACAATTCCACACCTAACATCAGCACGTCTGGTAATAGGATGCTACGTCAGATTACTGAAGATGAAATCGTTAAGATGCGAAACACTGGAGATGGCTCTGTTGACCCTGATCAACTAAGGA